ACGAGAAAACCAACACCAGCTACACCTTATTACCATATTCCACACATTGTGAATAATACCTGTCTTGTTTTTTTCATATGTCAATTATTTACACATATACACAAGTATTAGGTGATTTGTGATGATTAGTCTCTCCAAGCAGAAACCCTTTCTTCCGGTGAATCTGCTGATCCGAGGAATTTTCCAAATGGTCTGACAGACCCTAGTACATAATCAAAGAAACCAGACTCTTCTTTTAACTTTTTCAAAGAAAATCTCTTATTTCTTAAGTATAACCGATGTTCTAGATCCCTTAGATTGAATTTACCGTCCATTCCAATTTTTTGACAAATCCGGATGACTTGCCCCATTAATGCCATCTTATTATCCAATCGAATAGATTTATTTAATCCTGAATTAACATTCCATGTTGTTTTGTTAATGTAAAATGGAGCAAACTGGTCGATACACATTTTTAGATTACTGTAAGAATTAGACTTGTTTTCATAAACTGACAAAATTAGTCCAAATCCGATTAATAAACTTAATACATTTTGTACAATGTTATTAGACGGGATAGCCTTGAGTCTGGTGGGTGTTAAGATTTGGTTATGAATGGTCATTACTAAATACAATGTGCTTTGGAGGGGATTGCTGTCCCTGATAATCATAACCTCTTCGCTTAGTATGACACTGATCCCGTTTTCAACGCCCATACTTAGGCATAGTGTGGTTATTTCTGTTTCTAAATCTGGTATTAATCTATTCGGAACGCCCTTGAACATCTGCATTTTTGATAATTTTTGTGCTCTAATTAACTCCTGGTTGTCATCATTAAAGCAAGGATGTGCTTGAGAGATCAACATTAAATGTCCCCAACATGGGTAAACCTCCAGTGCTCTCTTTGTCATTTTCTTATATCCAAGAACATAAACTTCCGAACTATGGCTGCTGGTTGCTTCAGTGTAAACTAACATGACTTTCTTGAAGTACCCCCCAATCACTTCCAAAATTGTTGTTCTGTCAGTGAATAGTCTGCTTAAATAAGTTTTGTAAATCAGATGTCCCCCGTATTCCAGTATGTGCAAGTTATTTTTTATTAATGTTTCGATACTTTCTGACATCTTATTAGATCTTACTTCCATGTCAAAGACCATCAAGTTAATATTCAACTTGTGTTCAGATTTTAATTGATGGAAATATTCCCAAGTAGCTTGATCACTCAAATCAGAAGGGTTCTTCCATACATCATTTAAATTGACGCATCTTTGAGACATCTTTCCTAGAGCTTTTACAGCTGATGGTGGACTTGGTGCACTTCCTCTCAAATCAATATCTTCTGTCTCAAGTAAACTATTGAATATACATCTGCTGAAAGGTTGATATCTCATCAACGCGGAAGTTATTCCCCCTGATCCATCTCCCCCACACAGGAAATCATCATATTTGAGATTGAGTTGGTAAATGATGGCTCTGAGTTTGTAGTGGGATCCTGTGGCGAATTGAAATAATCTCAGACCAGATATCGTAGGATCTCTGCGTTGTTTTACTTCAGAAGTGGTTTTTAACTCAGCAGTTCTATTATACATCACATCTATAGTTTCCACACCTACAATCAACTCATTGCCCCAGATTAAAGGATCTTCTTGATTGATCTCATCTTCTTTGAGTGTATATTTACAAGCATGTCTAACCTCTTGATCAGTATATCGAAATGATTGGTGAACTGGCAACTTAAACTTGGTGATTTTCTTTCTTATTTCTTGTGCTGTGTTCCTCAGAACCATTAGTTTGTTCCTTTCATGCTGTCCCCATCTTTTGGAAAATGTCAACTTTACACACATGTACGACAACACGAATGGATTAATGAGAACAGGAGACATCATATCTGCAAACACCCAGTTCTGATTCCATCTAGGATGATAATTATGATCCTTCGTTAGGAATTTTACTCTTTGTCTCAGATAGTTTCTAGCTAAACTTCCAAGGTCACTCTGAGTCAAGGGATATGATGGAGGGATTCTATGTGGGACACTTGATAGTTGTATAGATAATGGCCCAGACCTCACCAGATTACAGAAAGGTGCATTTAGTGTCAGCTGATCTACAATATAATCCAATGTGCCAAAGAATGTTGATCTAAATTTGCTTGGATGATCAAAATTGCGTCGATGTATAGTAGATAGAGCTGCAGCTTTGATGAGTCCATCTATTAACCCGTCAAAGAATTCTTGGGGCTTCAGTCTCCATTGAATGGACAATGGAAATAATGATGACTGATCACTTAAATGATTCCCTGTCATTAGAAGATCTCCATACAGGAATCCTTGTGCTTTACCGACATGAAAACTCATTTCTGCATGAGAAATTTTGTTCCAGTCACCTTCATTTAAATCAGGCATAACATTTTCTTCTGACCACTCTGTCCTTTCAGGTTTCCATGTGTTGAGGATATATGACTTGTCTACAGGATTGTAAGGCAAACTAGATTCCAGCTTGGGCTCATCAATCTTCCTTAAACAATGATTACAATTCATGTGAAAGTGCAAAACTCCTCCTGTTTCTGACATTTTCAAAAGCTCTCCTCCAATCATTTGTGAGAATATCAGAAGACTTTGAAACATGAAATCATAATTGTCATCTCCAATGTCTCTAAATGTATCTGTAGTAGACATCATTCTGGTTAGTCGGGCAGGACTTTGGGCAGCAAATCCTCCTGAACTTATTCTAGAACTGGAAAACCTATGCAGTGCAGATCCTGTCCTCCTAAATCCCTTTATCATCCCGCTCCAGTCCTCTCCTGTCAGACTCTCCAAATTATTCAAAATGGCCTTAGCGAGATTTGAATCTGGTTCAATGAACCATGATATAGCAGATCTCAAATTGGCTGCTCTTCTGATAATTGGTATTTTTGTTTCTCGTTCCCATGGTTGTAATATACTTGTTGTTTCTGATGTCTTAGATCCTAAGTATGCTGGCATGGGACCTTTAGACAACAGGCAGTCCTTCAAGCCTTGTACCACATTCAGTGTTATGTAGTCCAACTTGCCATCCACATGACATGATATACATGAATAAGGTTTTGGTATCTTTAACATTTCAAAGGGATGTGGAACAGTTGCACCAACAACCTTAGTTCCCCAAGATTCAAATCTCAGCAAATCTGCGTGACTTGAGGAACAGATCCACATTTCAAAATAAGTTTCTTTCTCTACATAATCAATTAGAGTTGATATGCTCATCACCTCACATTTAACAACTCTCTCTTCTAGCTGAATTGCGTATCTGCTTCTAAAAATATTCCTTATTGTCTTTGAGTTCTGAAATAAACTAATCAGAGAGTCTGTTATTCCAATAAAAGAAGCAGACCTGAACTCGGACAAGAATCTAGGGAACAGTGGTCTAATACTGGCTAAAAATGCTTCCAAATAAGGCTCTTCATCCCTTGATTGAGCAATAGCATCGGAGATCATCTTGTTTCCTATTTTTTCTGCATCTCTGTACAATTGACTTTTGACTTCATTCTTTATAACACTCAGGGCAGATGTTTCTTTTCTCAAGTTTAATGCTGATGGATTTTCTATCAGTTTGTTCAAATTGCTTTCTTTATTCCTTGCTAGCTCTGGATATCCAGCTTTAAGAGCCAGAGACCTAACCCAAGGGACATTTGAATCCAAATACAGCATTCTCCAAAAAGACAAACTCTCAGTTATGGGATCAGGGAACATACGCATTAGAAACCTAGTTAATGCCATTCCACATACTCCCCCAATTGATGGGTCTAAAAACAATACACATGCTTTATAGATTGGGTTCTTTAGTAATTCGGGTTTGCTCACAACATCTTTGATAGGAGCTCGAATTGCAGGGTCATGCTGTTCTGTCAACCGCCGAGCAAAATTTCCAAAAAAGAGATATTGTCTAATAGCCTCAGTGGGACCTACACTGTAATGAGAGACTGTCAACGCATTAGTTGAGACAGAAGATAAGACATTGGCCAAAGATGGCAATTGATCATTTGTGACACAAGTCACCCGAGACCACCTTTTTGTCTCTAAACCTCTTATGTTACCCCTGAAAATTGGGACTTTCCCATATGTAAGGAAATCTGCACTTTGTATTGTTTCATCATTATTGATGATCAGACCTAGTTTATTCACTCCTGTTTCGATGGCTGACATTATAACAGCATTATTATCTTTGATTTGATTTAACGCATAAATTAGCTCATCCTCATTCCTAGTAGGTTGTAATCTGTACTGTGTACAGATCACTTGATTGTCTCCCTGTGCTAATGTCTGAACCCTTGTATTGCGGATTTTGGACTCACGTCTAATCACCAACAAGTTGAGTATACTCCAACCTTTTTGTCTCAGTCCCTCTAACCCCCCTGCTTGACCATTCCAGCAAACTAAATTATCTGTTTTATTCAATACTACACCATTTTCTACCTTCATCAAGTCTGGTCTACCATTGTAATAAACAAGACTTTTCTCAAAGAACTCATGCGTTCTCTCTATCAAAGATGGATAGCCCAAGAATTGGCCCATCACACGGAAAACTGGTCCATTTGATTCTTTCCTTTGATGATTGTTCCACTTTTCATAATCTATATGGTTCGCTATGCTCACATGTTGATAGTCTAATTCTCCTTGGCCTTGACTTCTTTCCAGCATCTTTTTGATCACTTCTGTCATATCATCTGCCATTGTTAATCCCTTAAATAGAGGTACAAAATGGTGTTTTATTAAATATTCGGTAATGACAAAGTACTCTCGTAACTCCCATGACATCAATGAAAAGAATCTACCTGCTTGTTTCAGCTCTCTTTCCTTACCTTTTAATCCTATGACTAAAGCCTCTTCATTTAGACCTTCTTCATCTATCCTTTTCAAGAATGATGGCCAGTCTGTAGCTGGTTTTTCCAATAATGTTCTTAGTACTTTTCTTGTAGGGATCGGCTTTAGAGGGTGCTCCAATATGTGTTGTATAATCTCACTTCGATTCATGGAATGACTCTTGTCAGAGTAAATCACAGAGGGATCTATTAAATCAGGTATCTCGTATATCTTGGAAAGTGGCAATTCATGCCAATGGTCTCCGAAGTCTTCTATCTGTTTTGGAGTAGGCCATGTTGAATTCATTATATGTTCTCGCATGAGACATCGCCGTCCCACTCTGTCCTTTTCCACTGCCCAATGTTTGTGGTTTTCAAAATATTTCTTCAATATCAAGTACGCTAGATCACTGGCCAATGTATTTGCATATTGTCTATCTATATTTTTTGGCATGGTAACTTGATCATGCAGTTTCTTTAATCCCTCGATGTAATTAATGAAAGGATGACCCCAGTGTCTAAAAGAACTGAATATAGTCAAAACATCCTCTACAGATTCTATGTTGTCTATTATTTTAAATATTTCATATATCTCACTCATAATATGAGACAAGTCTACCACAGAAGTTTCTACATGTCTTCTGAAATGAGGAAAGTCAGGGATCAAAGGTCTGTACATGTGAGCTAGATCGGCCAATCTCAGATTGCACATGGGTTCTATTAATTTTAGGGCATCGTAGCAGTCATTGCCGAATTTTCTCATCATGTGATCACCTAGAACATAGATCTGATTGATTGTGTTATATGTGTTGATATCATATTTACCATCTTCTCGACCAATGATAGCCATCATGGTTTGTGTCCTTGCAATCAATAAATCTTTGATCATTAAGGAAAAATTCCTGTCAATCAGGAGATGATGATTTAATAACAAAACTAAATCAGCCCAGATAATCACTTTCCCTATCCCAGTCATTGTGCCTTGATAACTCCAAATCTTATCATCATTCTTTTTGAGTGTTCCTTTAATAAATTTGCTCAATTTTATTCTTTCTTCTCCTGATTTACTGTTCATAATCAATACGATTTGATGCCAGGACAAGAACAGTCCACCGTAATGGTATACCCATGGATTATTTATTCTTTTCTCGACAGGACCACTTTCTTCCAACCCCCATATTCTGAAAAAGCTGTCTATTATCGGTTTCAATTCTTTACAATCTTGGTTGACTAATTGGATCAGTTTCCTGTACCTAGTATCATCATGCAAGCTCAACAAATGAGTCCCTAACCATTTATGGCAATCCTTGTGATCGTCATTGACTACGATCTTATTCTCTATAGCAGCTGATCTGACATCATTGAATAAATCAATATATCCTTCATATCTTGGGTTTATATTTGGGTAGGGCCGTAGGTACTCACAAGCGGCATCTATGAAATCGCCTATCAAAGGAGAGTTTAGACTATAATCCTTGCTATTCAAGGGCTTCCCACTGACAATGTCAGTGCTCAACCAATCTGGTAGATCTATTTCATCAATTAAATCATTAAAGTCGAAATCATCCATGGTGATTTCTGCTGAGTTCGTTAGTTTTTTTCATATTCCTCGCTGCCCTGCTATTAACGGAGAATTCCCCTGTTCTTTTATAATCATACAATCTCAAACCAACTCAGAGCTGGGGTGGTTCTAGAATTTAATGTCTCTGCCTCTGTTCTCATCAATCCCATTTCTTCAATGTGTGGTGTTCTTATCTTCTCAGATGAACGGGGACACTTGAACAGGTATTTAATCAGTACTTTGAAGATCACAAGTCCAATCAGTATTAATAACAATCCTATGAATAGGGAAGCTGAGATACTCTGCCATAGGCCCCCTGCCCAATGTTTTATACTGGTTATCACGTCTCCAGGCGTTCCCTGCCCTTTTTCTTTAATAATAGTCTCATTAAGATAAGAGGGAAGATGTTTCGCATGAGGGTGCTGAATAAACTCAGCTCCAAATGTGTCTTCTTCCAAGTCTTTAATGATGCTTTGTTGTATGGTTGAAAGAACCCAATTGATTTTTCCATCTTTAACTGTGTTGCCGTTGAATAGAGACATTCCACTACCCTTCTCTGTAGTCACTGGAACAAGATCTTTGTAAGATACTGTTTGGCCCTTGGAATTCATCCCGAGGTTATCTAATGTGGGATGGTCTGCAAGCTTCACTCTGGTGTAATAAGCACTGGCTGTTTCCAATTGTCCTTTGTTTATTCTGTGAGCAATGCCTAATCCTTCATGTAGAGGAGTGAAGAAACTTAATAAGAAATTAGATACCTTCTTTGTCTCTGATGCCCTTCTTAACTCTTGATAACAATTCACTTGTAAAGCATTCTCATATGCAATGGCCTCAATCCTTGACAAATCTGAATGCGAATTGTGTGTATGTATGATAGTGTCCATTGGACATCTATCCAATGTTTTCACAATCTCCTCTATTCCTTTCTCTAATCCTCCCAAGAAAGAGAACCATTCACCATTCGCAAATCTGAACCCATCTTTCCCACAGAATGATAATTTACATGCTTTAGACAATTGCAGCTCCTTTGTGCCACTGACCAAAATAGTAGAACTAGTCCATTTCCCATCAGGTCTGTTGGGAGATAACGTTACCATCGATGCGCTAACTTGAGAGCATTGATCTCCTTTGTCAGTCTTGGGTAACCAAATACCTCTGTGATTAGGAGTTTGACAAACCTGCTCTGAGCATCTGCCATCTTTAAATTCTGAGTCTACATAAACCATTCCATATGGATCTAATCGAACTGAATGAGGTGTCACTGTCACATAATCTTTCGACTCAGTTAAGACATTATTCCAGCCACAGGATTCGGCTGGCATAGTAGGCAATTCTGGCAACCCTTCCTGATATTCTTTGATAGCGAATTTACACTGATCTGGAGTTGTTCTCTTGACTACCACTTCATGACTTATGTATTTGGATCCATACCATCTAAAATCACAGGTGACTGACCATGTTGTTGTTGCACATATAAATCCATCTCTGTACATTTCCTTGTCAGCAGGTGCTGTATAAACAGCATACCGCATCTGTTTTGGATGGCCTTCATATATTTTAATATATGAAGGACAAGTTAAGTTGTGGATAGAGTCGGGAGTCCAATTTAACTTGCCTGTAGGGACAAATATCACAGTCCCAAATACCCCACTCACTAAAATCATCAGTAATATATGAATATACATCTTATACACACTCAACGGTTTTTTTCATAGAAAGAATGTTGAGTTCTGCTGAAATTTTAGCATTGAGACATGTCTAGATGCCACTCCTCATTTTTTAATTTTGTGTCTATCTTGAAATTAGTTAGTGTATCCAAAATTGGAGGCTTCCTCATTCTTGGGTGTCCTTCACAGAATTGAGCTAGACTTGGTCCAGTCATGTTGGTTGGGGTTAATGAAGCATACACCGTCACTTCTGTATGTCCTTTCATGCTACACTCATATGCGGTTGACAATGGCATGATAACCCAGTCTATAGGGTCTCTTCTATAGTATGGGAAGTCAATTGGACCATGAAATTCCCTCTCATAGCATGTGATTCTTGAGGTCTGGTGACTCTTCTCTAAACCATTAAATCCCCCTATCATCAAAGCCAGATACATTGGTTTAGACCTTGCTGGTCCATTGTAATTGTCTAGAATGTGCTGTCCAATCAAGTAGATTTCCATCAAATTTTCTATTGGTTCTTTGGTTACTATGCTAAGCTTAAAATTGACTTTGAGGGTGATATGCCTATAATAAGTCCCCTCAGGAATAGGCTTGAAGAGAGGGAAGCCATCTTCAGAATCTGCAACTTCATTGTATTTCATAACTCGCTTTACAGGACTCTTATCTTTCCTATTCATGGTCTTGTCTTTGGGTGTTTTCCTGAAAAGGGACAACGCCTTAGACTTGAACATTTTGAACAGTTGAGTCCTGTTGTTTTTTTCATGTTCACTCCAGAATATATTTCCTTCGGTATGTGAGCCTCATGGGGGTTTTCCTGATCAAATGCTGAATGATCTTTGATCTGGGGAGAGTTTCCATGTTTTTCTCATCCCATTGCTTGAACCATTCTACTCTTTCCCAATACAATTTGTCTGGCTTCAGTCTTAACTTTGATTTTCCATCTTTGGCAATCACTACTACCCCAGTTTCCCATATCTCACTTGCTAACTTGTTGGATTTTTGTGCAGTTGCGTTGGCCTCTTTGACAGATCTCCTATTTTTGTCATCATTGGCTCCATTCTTCCGTGTCTTGAGCCCCTCTGGTGTTTTATCGGCACCTGGAGGATCATCAGTTGGTGGTATTCTATCTCCTGGATAATGCTTCCTTCCTACATCTTTGTTGTTAAAATATCCATCTGGGAACATCAAATAGTAATCATAAGTATCCCCTTTTGGAGCAATTACCATATCTCCTCTTAAGTCTTCTATGATTTTGCTCACTTCTTTAAGTATAGCCAGTCTAGTTGCTGGAGTTATAGAGTTGCTCAATTTATATCCTCTAGTTTCGTAACCAGGTATGTCTGGTGGAACAAAACAATCTGAATCCCAGGCATCATCACTAGGGTTCATATCCACATCTGATGACTTCACAGCCGATTCATGCTCATCATCAGCTTCTGCATCCGTCTCTATTCCACCCTGTTCTGCCCAATCATCTTCTGCTAATAAATCATCCAATGATTCGTTTAAAGATTTGAGATCAGACATACGTTCCGAAATTCCTTCATTGGCTCCTTCTATCTCATCAGCTTCCTTGAGTGATGCTTCTAACTTGTCCATATCATACTCTATCTTGAGAGGCCTCCTTGTCATCATCATTTTCTCAGTGGACCTTTGGACCACTGTTAATTTTTCTTTTTTTCATAATCTAATGTAAGCGTTTGCATTATACTCCCATGTCCTGTTTGATGGCTGCTCCAATGGTTCCTGGCCTGGGAAGTGCAATCCTTTTGGCCATCGCTTTGAGTTTCTCTTCCATTTTACTTGGAATTGTGAATGACATACTAGACATGTACTCGAACCACTCAAGAGCTTGTCGGCCTTTCGGCATCTCTGACTCTGCTTCTTCGTCTTCAATTCCCTCCCCCTCGTCATCTGATTCTCCTGCCTCTTCTCCGTCAACAGTGAATGCTTTAGTTAAGTCTGCAGAGGTGCCTAACACATAAGCCATAATCTTTGCATTGGTCATGATATTAACCAGATTGTCTTCAGACATTAGGATAGCATTTTGCGATCTTCTTGAGCCCATCAATGCACATGCAGATTGTCCCCAGATGTGTAGATTAGAATTAAAAGTAGTTGAATATGGAGACCTTCTGCTTATCCTGAAATCTTTCAGGTATGGCATGTAAGATTCTTGTCGGTCTATTTCCTCCCCTGGCCTCATCATTTGTTCCACCTCTGCAGCTACTCTATCTGAGAAAACCCAGTCCAATGTCTCTTTGAGACTCAAACCAGTGAAATTGGAGATGTGTGCGAGTGTGGACAGAGCAGCACAATCCTTGTACCTGCTAGTCAGTGTAGACACCCTAATTACTGATTTTTCAGCGCCTTTGTATCTGTGGTAGAACATGTCTATACAAGCTACTGCCATGTTAAAGTTTGGACTCAATGTCACTTGCTTATTAACAGCCAATGTTTTCATCATCACTTTGTTTTTTGCAATAGCATCTAGTTGGGTTTGGATAGTCCCTAGGATCTTCTCCTTATATGTCTCATTAGAGATGTTGCTGACTCTGTATATGCCCAATAGGCCCATAACTAACTGAAAGTCTCCGCTGTTGTCATTCACAGTATTCACCGTCCAATCAGGTTTGGGCTTGGTACCTATTTTCACATTCACCATGCAAAATGGATTGACATTTTGTCCTCTCTTAGCTATTTCCACTCCAAAAGAGGTCCACCCAGTTTCTTCTGTCTCCTCCCACTCTCTACAAACTTGATATATAAAAGCTACCACTAAGTCAGCGGTCAGTTCTCCTTTTTGGATTCCGCTTATCACAGCCCCCCTCAATTCATCCAATGGAACATTAGTGTATTCTACTGTTAAACTTGGTCTATCGTTATCTTTAAAGAACTCTGACGGATAAGTAGGGGTATCTTCAATAGCTGGTAAGATTGGTGTAACAACAGATCCAGTTGTCTTCCTTACAATAGTCTCCATCTTTATTACAGGGATCCTTATCTCTTCGTTGAGTTGATCCCTGTTAGGATTTGTTCTTATTATATAAAGAGAGGGTTGTCAATTATTATTATCTGGTTTTGTTTTTCTCGT